GTGCTACACCCAATACCAATACCGATGCTGCTATCACTAACATTGCGGCTGCTCCAGCTAAGATTGCTACTGCACCCACACCACTCGTCATAATTGCACCTAATAGTGCAACTGCTCCAACTAAGGATAACATTGATACAACAGCCATTCCAACTGCTTCCCAACTAACCTTCATAAATTCTTGTACTGCTTTTCCAAATACGAATACTGCACCAGCTACTATTACCATTGCCGCTGCTCCTTTCAGAACTGCGTTCATATTGATTTTGGACATACCTTCCATAAGACTTCCACCGGGCATACCTCCACCTTTTGGTGCAGTTGCTCCTCCGCCACTAAACTTATCAGCCACTCCACTCATAAGTTTATCTTTTACACCACCTACGGCTTTTCCAAGTTTTGAATTGGATAATGCCCCACCAACAACTTTTAATCCTTTTAATACAGATCCAGCAGTCATTTGTAATATGTTTTTGAGAACTTGCCCAGTACCCTTAACTACACCACCAATAGAAGTTCCCATTGCTGAGAATCCAGTACCAACCTGTCCTGTCATAGTAATCATACCACCCAAACCTTGTAAACCAGTTCCTAAGTATTTATTTAATCCAGCATTAAGAATCTCTCCAGCTTTACTGAACTTATCGTTCATTATTGCTCCCAATTCATTGGCTTTTCCTTGATTATCAGCCATCTTCTGCATTTCTGCAACTGAGATACCTAATAAATCAGCGGATGCTTTCTTTTGGAAGTAATCCATTTTATTAAATGCATCAATACCGCCCAATGCTCTCAAAGTTTCTTTGGTTGCTCCTTCAATATCCCCTTCGTATGCTAATGCTCTAGCTCTATCTAAATTGATATTCTTACCAAGCATTGCACCTAATTCTAATTCTTTTGTAATAGATGATTCAAAATCTAATAACCCATCAGCGATACCACTTAGGGTTTTCATATTAACACCTAACTTTTGAGCGTATCCTGCGGCTCTTAGGATGTTTGCACCACCATCTTTACCATATAATGCGAACTCTTCAGTTGAACCAGCTAAATCTTGCATAAGTGCGGCTGGTATTACTCCATTTTGTGATGCAAACTCTTGTGTGGTTGCTATCATATCCGCTGCTATATCAGCCGAACCACCATTCATCCTTGCAAATGATGCGGTTAAACCAACAGCTTCTTTGTTGGAGATACCCATATTGGTTGCCATTAAACCAATATTAGCTTGTGTACTTAGGGTTGCTGCATCTACTCCACCGAATTCTGATGCTAAATCTCTTACAGTACCAGCAGTATCATCAAAGATAAACCCTAATGCGGTTGCTGATGCGGTTGATGAGTTTAAACCTTGTACAAAACTCTGTCCTAATTCTCTATTTACTTCACCGAATTTTCCAGCAAATTTACCAATACCAATTACCAATGCCCCAATAGCTGCTTGTGGTCTACTTAGGAATGTGGTTAAAGTTGAACCTAATGCATCAACCTTTTTCTTCATCGAATCAAAGACTGCTGCTTGTTGTTCTAATATATCTTTTTGTTCTGATGTTAAAGCTGATAAATTTTCTGCATCTTTAATTTGAGTTTGTACAGAATTAGCTATAACACCTTGTTGTGCAATAAAATCTTTAGTAACCGCTAATCGCTTATCCATTGAACCCAATTGTTCTTGAATCATTGAACCCAATAAATCAAATTCAGATTTAAGTTGAGCTTTTTGCTCCACATCATCACCAGTTAATTCAGCAATTTGAGCAGCAATAGATGCTTGGTCCGTATATGCAGTAAGAATACTATTCGCTTGTTGTTGTGCGGTTGTATTTTGTGTTGATAAATTTTTGTTACTACTAATCCTCTCAGCTAATGAGTTAGCTATTTTAGTAGTTGTATCAGCTTGTTGAAGTTGCTGAGTTTGTATTCTTTTATAAATACTACTTAACGATTGTGCCCCACTTACTAAATCATCTACCGATTGTGCTGTTTTTTCTTGAGCAACTTCAGATGCTTTTAGAACTTTAACAATCTCTTTTAATCTTGCTACTGCACTTATATAAGAATCATCTAACTTAGCCGCATCTTTTCCTACATCAGATTGAATACGTTTAATATCCTCTAATAACTTAGCTTTTTCTTTAAGTAGATTGTTATTCTCAGCCATTTATATTATAAATCTTTAAGAAGTTTTTCCAACTCCTCTCTTTCCTTTTTAAGCTTTTCCAATTTTTGAACTACTGGTCTTGGTACGTTTTTTTGTTTGGCTTGTTTAATAAACCTATCAACAGTACCTTGCTGCATATCATCTAAGAATCGATTGATAAATCCAGCGATAGAAGCTTCATTAAGTTTTTTCTTTTTCATATGAAATATTCCTATTAATACTCTTATAAATATAAGATATAAAAAAAGTGAGGATTATCTTTTAACCCTCACTTTTGATTTTTGCTCTATCTTTTTATGTTCATCAGCTTCCTTCTTTTTTAAGTCAACTAATTTTTTGAAGTAAAACTTTCTCCATTGGATTGGCATGAAATAAACATCCCTCCAAGTAAATCCGTTACCATAGTTAACCAACTCCCAAATTTGAGTATGAAGTTGGAGACTATAATCATTCGGTAGGGTAAAAAAATCCTATCCCAAATGGGATATCAAGTGCCTCCTTCTCACCAGTTATTTCTGATGTGAATTCAAATTTTAAATCCATATCAGGGCTTAATTCTTTTACATATTTTCGGAATGCTTTTGTATCCAATGCAAGGAATCCGTTCTGAACCCAATTTGTTATATAACCTCTATCTTTATTACCATCAATTGATTGAATCATATATTTCAAACGAGTGGTTACATCAAATGATTTTTCACTCTTACCTTTATATAATCTTTCCAATGCTTGAATTTCTTTACTTATTTCAGCTTCATCACCATGTGTAAGAAGTTTAAATTCTAAATCTTTACCACTCTTAGGTAATTTGAATTTGTATAAGTTATCACCATTTAATGTAGATTCATCAAAATCCTTAGTTTTAACCTGAGATAAATCAATGGTTACTTTTTGAGTTTCCAAAGTAAATGGGTCATTTATCTCTACATCATAATTAGCACCATATCCTAATACTCTTGTTGCTAATAGAATTGCGTTTTTATCACCAATGAATATATCATTGATATCAACACCATTTTCAACAACAACTGATTCGAATAATTTATCTAAAACTACACCTTTTTTGATTAGAGATTGAGAAGCTAAGATATCTTCTTCTCTAGCAGTCATATATTTAATCTCAATATTACCTTTTCTAAGTGGGTGCCCTTCGGGGTAAACCAAACCTTTAGATGGTAAATCAATAACTTCCGTTGGGAAATCAAACTTTGTATCACTCATATTAAACCTTTATTTGTTTGTATATATAAGTATATCAAAATAAAAAAGTTAAAAAAAAAGAGTTCTCACTAAGAGAACTCTTTTCGTTAAATATAATTAGTAAGTTGTATTAGAACTCTAAAATTGCGTAGTCATAAGAAAGTACTAATTCAATATCAGCAACATCATTAGAGGAGAAGTCTAAATCGTTGAAATTTGCCGATTGAATAAATGCACCTTTTAGTTTCCATTGTTCAATCTTATCACCAACAGGTCCTAACATATAGAAATCAATATCTTTTTTGTAGAAATCAGCGTAACCTTTTCTACCAGTTAATGATTCATATCCTAAACGTACCCATTCCATAACTTGCTGTGCGCCTGATGGTACAATTGGGTCATACAATGTGATTGTTATATCTTGCCATTCACCTTTACCTTGTAGTTTTCTATAAGTGTTGATGTGGTCTAACTTTACAGTTTCGAAATTGATAGATGGTCTCGCCGCTGTTTTTATTAGGTAAGATTGAATACCATCAATCTCCATAATAAAGCGGTTCTTCATCTTCGGTTCGAAGTTCGTAAAGAACATATCGTTAAATTCTAATACTTCTGCCATTTTTTATTGTCTCCTTTATACTAATAAATATTAGTTATTATTATTTTTAAATTATGCTGTAAAACTTGCTCCAGTTGGTAAGATGTTGAAATCAATTACGATATATTCAGCGGTCTTAGTTGGTTGTAAGAAAATCTGTCCAGCTAAAATGTTTCTATCAACTACATCAGGTGTGTTGTTAGATTCATCCATTACTACTTTGAATGCGTACAATCCTTGTCTTTGTTGGATACCCTCTAAGTAAGGTTGTACAGTGTTTATAAATCTACCTCTAGTTGTAGCGGTATTTTGTTCGAACACTAAGAATCTAGAAGTAGATGCGATGAATTTCTTCACAGTAATCAATAATCTTCTTACGTTGATTCTATCTAATGCTGATGCTTTATCTTGCAACGTTTTCTGTCCGAATGCCACAATACCTTGTCCAGGGAAAGAAGCGATTGGGTTAACTTTGTTTTCGTATAAAGTATCTCTTTCAGAGTGTGTTAATCTATTCAATACACTAACTGCTCCTACGATGCCACCTCTATTCAAACCAGCAGGTGCGAACCATTCAGCTGCAATAGCGTCATTTGATGCGAACACAGCAGGTAATAATACTGATGGTGGAACTGAGATTAGTTTGTTAGTAGTTGTATCAACAGTC